ACTTCTTCAACGTTCAAACCTCCTCCTATAAAGAAAGCCACCCCGACGGGATGGCTTGGCGTGTACTTATATGAAAAGCAAGGGCGGGACGGTTGCCCGCCCTTGCCGTCGGTTACTCCTCGGCGTCCTTCAGCGTGAAGATAAGGTCTTCAGCAACGGCCTTCGTACCGTAGCTGTAGAAAATACCGAACGCGTAGGCGTTGGACAGCGGAACCTTCTGCGCCGGAGCGACAGTCGGAAGAACCGGCTGAGCGACCGCGCCCTCGACCATCGCGATGGCCTTGACGTCGGCCGGCAGGTACACAGAGCTGTGAACCTTCACGCCGTGGTACGTGTCGATGCCCTCGACCTTGGTCTCCTTGCTGGCGTTGTCCAGATACACGCGGATGCTGCCGTAGAAGTCCGGGCGGCACACGACGTGAATCATGTCACGCTCAACACCGTCAACGTAGTCGTTGGAAACGGTCTCGACGGACTGGATAAGCTCCTCAAGGATGTACTGTGCCTGCGAGGCCGTCGGAGTGACCGCCGTACCAGCGGCAGCAGCCTTATCGAAGAAGTCGCGCTCAAGCTCGCGAGCCATGGAGCGCTCGTCCATAGCGGCCTGACGCTCGATGAAGTTGTCGATGCCGTACAGGCTGACGTCCTTCTGCTCGACCTCGGTGATAAGCTCCTTGTCCGTGTCGATTGCGATGGTGACCGGCTTAGCCTTCACAGCCTGACCCTTGCCGCCGCTGCGAGCCGTGCCGTAAGTGTTGGACTTGCGGTTCACGAAGCGCTTCGCCTCAACGGAACCAGCGCCCGGCGTGCCGGACAGGTCAGTGTTCTTCAGCTGCGAAGAAATCAGGTTCTTCTGGATGTTGCCGATGACCTTGCCGTACTGCTCAGCGAGGAACTCCTTGCCGGTCGTGTCCAGAAGAATGTTAAGTGCGTTAATACGTGCCATAGTTGAATCATCCTTTCATGTGTTCGTGTGAATCGTCGCGGCGTGCTCGCCGCATTGGTTAAATGATTGCCGGGATGCTGATAGGCTCCGAAGCGCCACCCGCGCCACCATCCGGCGGCGTTGCCGTGTCTGCGCCCTTCGTGCCGGTCGTAACGACCAGGGAAGAGAGGTCGCCCGCGATGGCGTCGTCAAGGCTCTTCGTGTCCTTGATTTTGCCGTCTGCAAGCTCCAGCGCGTCAACGTCTGCGCCGATGTAGCGCATTGCGAGCGTCATGGACTTGTCAGCGATGCCCTTCTCGCGGAAGTACGCCTTGACAGCCGATTCCTTGGCCGCGTGCGTCTCCTTCGCTGCGATGTCTGCCTTGTACTCCTCGAAAGCCTGATGCTCCGCCTCGTACTTGGCCTTGAACCCACCGTCCTTCGTGTCGTTCAGTGCTGCGTTCGCGTCGTCAAGCTGCGACTGTACGCCGGGCAGCTTCTCCGCGTCCGCCTTGTATCCGTCCCTCTCTGCCTTGAGGGCGTCTACCGTCTCGGTATGAGCCGAGATGATTTCGTCAACCTTCTCGTCCTCGATGCCAAGAGCCTTCAAAAATTTCCTAGTCAGTGCCATGTCTATCATCCTTTCCTTTGGCGCTCGTACTTCAGCGCCCAGATTTGCATGTGTCTATATGAAAAACGGCATGCGCCGCGTTTCACCAGTTCTAAAGTGCAGCGATGCGAAGGTTCTCCATGATTGAAGTCTTGAAAAACTCTGCGCTTTTCTCAGCTGCCGGGTGCAGGTATGGCTGAGCCGCCATCTTTCGAGTGCCAAGCTCTACGTACTTCCCATAGGGCACATCCGTGCCAACAATCGCCGTGGTTGCGTCGCTTCTCGATTGGATGCTGTCGCGCAACCGACCGGTGCGAACAGGAACTACGCGCTTTGCTTCCTCCTGCATGTACTTTCCGCTCTCGTACATGGCCTGTTCCATGGCTTTCACCATCTCAGTGCCAAGCTGTTCGAGATTGCTGTGTACGCCAGCGCTAATCTTCATCGCTGCTCACCTCCTTAGCCGGCTGAGGTGTCGCCTGTCGGCTCTTCTTCACCTCTTCGATATCCTCGGGAGTGAGCCACGGAAGCTTCTTCAGCACCATGTCGTCGCCGATTTGCGGAGCCGCCATGAGCACCATCTGCGTGTATTCCAGCTGGTTGCTAATCATGTCGCGGGTGAAGCCCGGCGTGTCCTCGATGCCGACCAGCTTGAAAAGGTCTGTCAGGAACTCGTCCACGCAATACTCGTACATGTCGGCCTTCATGTTCATCGGCTCGTACGCCGCGCGAATCTCCGTGGCGGTTTTCTGCCCGCCCATGAGCTTCGTCACGTCCAGCGCCTGGAAGTCGTCGTACATGTCAGCCTTCAGCTTGTCGAGATACGCGGTACGCGACTGATACGGCACCTCGACGGTGTGCGCGTCAGCCTTCACTCCGTCGTCACCGTCGACGACAGCCGCCCCGACAGTGTGCAGACGGTCGAGGAACCGCGCGAGGTCTACGTCGTCCATGCCACCGGTGTTCTGGAGAATCCAGTAAATCATCGAGGCCTGGTCGAGGTCGTTGGCAAAGCCCGACTTGATAAGGTCGTAGCTGTCGATGGCCTCGCGGATGCCCACAAGCTCGCTCTGGTGGTTCTGATTGCACCACAGCGGGATGATGGGGAACGACGGGTAGTTCTCCCCGTCGTAAATCTCCGTCCCGTCGATTTCTGACGTGGCGATGTGGAGGATATAGCTGCGCTTCTCCTTCAGTACGCTCATGGGCTTCTCGTCGGTCTTGATGTAGTCCGTGTAGCCGTCAAGCTCGTACAGCGTTGCGCGCAGCGGCTTCGTCTTGGACACCTGCCAAAAGCGGATGCCCGCCATGAGTGCTCCGTTGTTCTCGTCGTACAGCGGTACGAACTCGGTGAGACGGAACACGTCCAGATGGTCAAGGTTCCAGAAGCCGAACGCCACGCCGCCGACGATGGCAGCGTGTCCGAGCTTCTGAAGCTGTCGGTCGAAACCGCGCCCCAGCTTCGCCTTGTTGTTCTGGTCGGTGAGCGTCACGCCGTTGCCGAGCAGGAACTGGTTCTGCTGGTTCACGAAACGCGGGAAGAACCCACTCGCAATCTTGTGGTTCGCCCGGAACGGGTCTTCTACGGCCTGTCCCGATACCGTGTACAAGAGCCGCTGATAGTTGCGGATTGTCACGTTGAGACGTCGGTCGTACAGCTCTGCGTCACGAGCTACCGCGTAAGCGGCGCTTCGCTTGTGTGCGTCGATGGCAGCGAGCACGAAACTCATACGAGCCGACTCATCCGCGCCGACATCGAGCAAATCTTGATATGTCTTCATCGTATTGCGTACCCTCCTCGCTGCAATCCCTTCCGCTCAAGGAGCGGGGTGTAGTTATCCTTGGGCTTCCACGCCTTCGTCGTGTTGACGAAGTACCGCGTGGCGTCCATGGCATGGTCGTTCTCCTTTATCGGCTTGTCCGTGCCGTTGTTGGTCTTCTCCTGCCATGAGTAAAGCCCGTATTCTTGAATCGTTCTCGTACAACAATCATTCACGAGCAAGCGGCGCTCCTGAATCATCGTTGCGGTGTGCTGGATGCCGTCCAGCACGTCGTTGTTCGCCTTGCGTACGCGGAAACGCCCGCGCTTCCGTACAAGGGCGATGAAAGATGACGCCGAGGGGTCGATGATAAGCTCCCGAACCGGCAGGTCTCCCACCAGCTCGCAGAGGTCGTCGTAATACTCCTCGTCTGTCTTCTGCTGTCCGCTCTCGCGCCCGCTGTGGTAGAACTCGTCTACCTGATACCAGACGCCGTCGCACAGGCCGAACAAAAGCATGGCCGTCGGGTTCTGTATGCCGTAGTCCATGCTCACGCAGTATTTGCTATAGGGTCGAGGCACCGCCGGAACGATGCTCTCGGCGGTGAACGCCTGGTAGATAACACCCTCGGCAAGCACCCACAGCCCCTTGATGTATCTCTGATAGAACACGCCCGAATACATGCTCTCGTATCGGGCTTTGATGCTCGCGTCCAGCGCGAGGTTGTCGTCCATGGTGAAGTGAAGGCGCAGGGCGTTCTTCTCCTTGTGCTTCTTCACCCACTCCTTGTAAAACCAGTGCTCCGGGGAGCCCGGGTTACAGTTGAACCAGTATTTCGAGCCCGGTACAGAGCAGCGGGCACATGCCTGCTCCACGAAGGAGCGTGGCATAAGCGCCACCTCGTCGAACATCACGCCCGCAAGCGTCATACCCTGGATGAGCATGTACGAAGACTCGTCACGTCCGCCGAACAGGTGGTACGAGTTCTCCCGCCCGTCTTCCGTCGAGATGATGAGGCGGTTCTCGTTGCGCTTCTCAACCAGCGTGAAGTCTCCGGGGAGCCAGTCACGCAGGGGGAGAATCACGTTACGCCGCAGGGACTCGATGGTCTTTCCGCATATCGCGAAGGCTTGATGGTCGAAGCAGGTCATGCTCCAGAGTACGAAGCCGACCGTCATGGAGACGGTCTTGCCGGAGCGGATGGAGCCGTCGGCTATGATAGCGTCGCGGTCTTTGTACCGCGGCTGCTGCCACCAGAGCATCGACATGAGCTGTCGGCGCGAAAACTCGCTATAAATCATCGTCCTCGTCCTCCGGCACCTCGCCGAGGTCGATTTGCGACTTCTGAATCATATCGAGCAGGTTGTTGTCCGCGCGATGCTCAACGCTTGCGTCGGACTTGGAACCGTAGCCGTATTTGCTCATCCACAGCGGAGCCAGGCGGCTGTTAATCTGCCCCGTCTCGAACTTGGCGCGCACGTCCACCTCGCACTCCGTGCGTATTTTCTCCACAATGTCAAGGTAGGCCGGGTCTTTCTCGTATGTTTCAGCGAAACCTTGGCGGGAAATTCCAATGTACGCAAGGAATCCGACCTTGGTGTACGAGATGGGCGATAGAATTTCCTTCACGCTCTTCGTGGTCGTCGTTCCGTCTGGTGTGGTGTATGTGCTCTCCACCATTTCCTGCTTCGTGTAGGAGTCGCAGTATGCCTTGTACTCCTCCCACAGCTTGGCAAGAACGGCGGGCGATTTAATCTTTCGCGAAGCACGCGGCATGGTCTGCACCTCCTCACTGTGTATAGTCGAAAAATAACTAAAGCCTGATACCTCGCCCCGTGTTGCACACGGTACGAAGCACAGGCTCCTCGTCTTCTGTGTCTTTTATCTCGGCCTTGAACTGCTCAAAGCCCCGTTGGTCTTGGTCGCGCAGCCGCTTGAGTTCCGCTTCGATGAGCTCAAGCTCCACGCGCTTCGTACTCGCCATGCCCTCCAGCACAGCGATGCGCTCGTATCTCTCCATGTGGGCACCCCCTTAGACCGTTACGAAAACGGCCTTCTCACTGCCGCCCTCGCCGTGAAGTTCTATGACGGGGTACGCATTGGACGCAGGGGCATAGCCCTGACGGTCTCCATATCCGCCGTACAGGAGGGCTGATGCCGTGTTCACGAACGTCTTCTCAACGCGCGCGATGGTTCCGTTCTGCGGACACGGGCGAAAATACTCCATCTTCGCCACTGCAGGCATGTGCGTGTGACAGCACACGTACACGTCAGCGTCCACGATGGTCGCGTAGTCCAGGAGACGGTTAATCTTGCCGCCGGCCTTGCGGCCTCCGCCGGAACCGTGCGTGTAGTAAAGCGTATATACGAACGGTCGTCCGCGCGATTGCGCTCCGACCTTCAGGAAATACAAGGCGGTGGTTTCCGAATACAGCCCGGTGAGCTTCAACTGGTCGCAAAAGACTCTAGTCATGTCAACGCCCGCCGCCTTGTAGATTCTGTTCTCATGGTTGCCCGGAAGCACGCCGAGAATCTTGCCCGCGTCCGCCAGGGGAGCGAACAGCTCGACGCATTTCTCAAGCTGCTCCATAGGTTGCAACTTGGCCGCGTAGGTGTCGCCGATAGACGACGCGATGGCTGAGTCCATCATGTCGCCGCCAAGGATGCAGTACGTGTCTGGGGACGCAAGGATGGCATCAAGCAGATTCTGAATCAGCTTCATGTCGCTCTGGGCATCCCCGATATGCAAATCAGCGAGAGGAACGATGCGAACGTTCTTCCCGCTGGCGCTCAAATCATGTGTAATGGCCTTCACTTTCTTCATCACCTCTCGAACAGGATTCCTCCCATCCGCAGGCATAAATAGCAAAACCCCCGAGGCGCTGCTGATAAGATACAGCGCCGCGAGGGCTGCCGTCTCCCGGCTTACGACCTCCGGGAGACTATAGAAAAGAAAGGAGGCAATCGAAAAACACGCAACGGAGCATCGTCTCGTTGCGTGTCAATCGCTATGGAATGGTTGGTGGAAGCAATGCTTGACCCATGTTTTCAAAGAAAGGAACGTGTTCCTTAATTACATTACTTCCACTATAACTATAGTACCACAGAGGGGTGACATTGTCAAGCGTAAACTTTATATTTTATCACGTATTTCTGCCGGTGTCAATATATCTGCTCATATATGAGCGGATTTCGCCAAAATATTTTTTCAGGCCGTTGCACCGGCAAAAATCGCAGCAGCGACCCCCGCAAAACGAGAGCCACATCATCGCCGTACACGGTTGGGGGCGTGAGTTTTTGAGAATAGGAAGGCAAAAATGAGAATTTTAGGGCAAAAATGAGAATGAAAAGACGTTTTTGAGAACGTTCTGAGACCACGTTTGCTCACAGTATCCCACAGTAAGCCATACTAAGGGCAAAAACGGGCTAAATTCTCAAAAACTCATTTTTTTTGGAACTTTTATATATATAGGCAAAGGACGTTGAAAGGCTCTATAGGAACTTTCTTCCAAATTTTTTGAGTTTTTGAGAATTTTTAAGAAAAAATAAAAGAAAAACTCTCGTTTACGAACGTTTTTGCCTCCCGGAGCGCCCGTTTTCACTCTCAAAAACTCTCCGAAATTCTCAAAAACAGGCCTAAAATTCTCAAAAAGTGGCCGAAATTCTCAAAAACTTGAAGCACATCAACCTCAAATCCACCCTCCTACTGTGTACGGAGTGGATGATGCTGTCTTTTACGGGGTGGGCGCGGTGGATGATGCAGGGGAAAAGCCGCGGGGCGGCTTCGACGGTACGCGTGAAGAAAGGAAGGGAGCAACAATGGCATACGAAAGCATCAAGACATACGCCGACCTTGCACGCACCGCCGGGGACATGGTTCTCGCGAATGAGATGGCGAAGCGCCCGCTGGAACTCGTGAGCGGTGACTGCGCACCGTGGGACGAGGTGTTCCAGTGGTATATCATCAGCGACCCGTCGTTCATCATGGAGCACACTGACGAGCTTGTGTTCCACGACGAGGAGCTTGACCTGTACATACTCGGTGTGACGCACGTCGGCACAAGTTGGGACTATGTTCCCGCCCCGGACATCCGCTGAGACGTCCTCAGAGC